TTTTTTATAGTACCGTCTTTATAATTTTGTCTTGGTTTATCTAAACCAGACGTGATGCCTTCTGCTGCACCACCCATTCTAAACATCGGTCTTTTTAAAGTTCTATTCATATTAACTTTGTTTAAAAATATTTTGTCCTGATTGACCTAATCCACCGAGATAAGCTCCCGCCAATGATGATCCTATACCTAACGCTGTCTGTAACGGCGAAGGATTAGGTACATTAGTTGATGTAAACTGTGCAGGGTATCCACCCATAATTCCTGTAACCTGTGCACCAAACCTATCTAATTGTTCCTGTGGTAAGAATGTGGCCTGTCTTGTCGCCTCTCTTGTAGCATCTAATCCAGCCTGTGTTAAACCTCTATCTATTCCACCCAATTGTCCTTGTGAAGCGACGTCACCAGCTGTCAATGATGGAACCAGACTAGCTAAACCTATCTGATCCTGAAAAGCCTTATCTCTTCTCGCTACAGCCTGACCAAATCCCTGTTGTAGTAATCCTGCCTGTAATGCTGCCCTGTTTCTATCAGAGGCCGCTCCAAACTCTGCTAATTGTACACCCTCTCTGCCGCCACCGAAAGCTCCCGATGCAACAGCTTGATCTCTAATTCTTTGTTCTTGAGTTTTTGCTTGTCTATCAAACTCAGCTAATGATGTATCGATAACCTGTTGTTGATATGGTGACATAAACTCCTGTTCCGGCACCAGCTCCTGTTAAAGCCTGTGCATCCTGTATGAAAGGTTTAAAAGATCCAATACCAGCATCAGCTATCTTTCTAGCCTCCTGTTCTCTTGCTGTTAGACCTGCTATCTGTGGTGCGAGTCCAGATAATGCCTGTTGTCTCTGTTCAAAACCTAACGCGGCTCTCTGTTGTGCACCAAATAAATCTTGTCTTTTTTTGAATTGTTCGTCTGTCTCGAAACCCTGTTTTGTTGGTTGAGCCATGGACCCAAGTCCGGCTAAACCTGTAGATACTACGGGTACACCCGATTGGGCTACTACCTGTTCCGCTAGGTCTACACCTAGATCTTCGACGAATTGTGCTGGTAGTTGTCTTGTAGTTGTGACTGCCATTATAATACTTCCTCTAGTCTTTTAGATGTTTGAAACATTTTTCTTGCGCCTTCTAAGCCTTGCGATTCCTCAGATACTTCACCTCCGGCTTCGAGGTTTTTCATCATGTTATACATGACTTCTGCACCTTTGTCTATATCTCCCTCACCTGCGTTTCTTACAGCGTCAGCTGTAAATACAAATTCATTCTTAGATAGTCTTGCAGGCACATCGTCAGCTCTCTCCATACGTCCGATAGGCACGAATCCACCATCCTCTCTGTAATCTTTTTCCATGCCATCCATATCCAGTAAAGGCATGGTCTTCCTAGCCACTGGTTCCTTAGATCCTTCCTGATAACCTATACGACCACCATCAGCAAAATTAAAACCCAAACCTCTTCCAGAGCCTACCTGTGATTTAAACGTATAAGGATTTTCTCTGATATATCCCGTATCCAAACTAACACCTCTACCCTCATTTTCTAATTGTTGTTTTTGTTCCTCTGTCAAGAAAGGTAATAACATAGAAAGAGTGAGTGCCGATTGTCCAAGTCCAAACTTACCGCCTTTACCAAACAAACCACTAAAATCTATAGCAGCTCCTTTTATGGGATTTCCTGTAAATCTTTGTCCTCCAAATAATATGTTACCGATACCTTTTTTTGTAAAAATGTTTGATAAATTTTTCTTTGCAAGAAAATTAGTTGGACTCATAAAATTACTGAAAAATGCTTTACCACTAGCTAAATTACCTAAACCACCTGTTCCAGCATATAAAAGTGCAGCTTTACCTATCGGTGACTTTGCGATCTTCTTGACTGTTCTCGTCGCTTTCTTAACCAACTTACCTAGAAAATACATCTGTCTACCTGATTCAAGGTCCATGATCCCACCTTCCGTAGGCGCGTCCATTGGCATACCACCACGATTCATGAATCTAAGAGCCAGACCTTTTTCTCTGTTAGTATTACCTTCTTCATCTTCGTTATCATCACCGTCACCATCACCGTCACCATTACCTGGTGTTGTGTCTCCACCACCATTATCCATAAAATTTCCTGTAAGAATCCCATCATCACCATATTCAAAACCTGACATTGGATTACCCATAGCATCTGTTTTACCTGCCAATCTATTTGACATATAATCTTTATATGCTTGTTCTATATCAAATTCATCTTCTCCCAACATTGAATAATCTACTCCAGGAATTTTTCCTGCTCTTAAAACATTTTCTACAAAATATTTTCTATTTGGTCGTCTATTTAAATCAGCTAAAAATTTTACATAAGCAGGAGTGTAACTTGGATAGTTAGCTTTACTATCTATAAAAGTTTCTAAAGTTTTCTCATTGTCAGTTAGATCACCTGTAAAACCACCTCTAAAAGTATCATCAACAGGTCTTCCAGTTTCATCTATCAATACACCATTTTTATATTGTAGTTCTCCTCCCTCTCTATCTTGTCTACCTAATCTACCTGTTGCTTTTTTAGTGTTATAAGTTTGTAATGCACTGCTTCTGTCATCTACACCATCATTTCCTCTTCTACTATTTCCTGCACCAGGAGATACACTTCTACTTTTTGAAACACTACCGCTTGATGAAACGTTTACATTGCTTCCAGACTTACCAAATTCAGAAGCATCAGCTCCACCTTTAAGTCCGATACGTCCTCCCTCTCGTAACATCTGTTTTGCCTGTTGTGCTCTAGTTATTGCCATATTATAAATTCGAATCTCCACCAAGTGGTAGTGACTCCACTGTTAATTTTACACTACGAGAAATGTGTTCTCTTTTCGTAGGTGTATCAGGATTATTTACATCATCATCCGCCTCTTTGTCTGAGTTGTATTCCTGTCCTGTCTCTAGATTTTTTAAAGTAATCTCACACTCTGGTGTTATCACCAGTGTTCTCTTACCGTCGATTTCTTTGTATTCTGCTTTTGCTTCTGTTTCTATAAACGACATATTAATCCCTGTTTATCTCCAATATCGATGCGATAACGTGTAATTCATTTGCATCTGTTGCTTGTGCCTTTAATACCTCATTTTCTTCCAAAATTAAAGGGTGAGTTAACAATTCTGTTGTTGTTTTTGAGGCTATTGTCTTGTCCTTAAACAGGTTAAATACCGCAGATGCAGCATCGGTTATAGTAAAAGTTATATCACATCCTGATCCAGCATCCTCTGTCACCAATATACTTTTGATTATGGCTCTAGAACTTGTTGGTGTAGTGTATATCACCGTATTATCCGTGGTAGTTAGATCTACCTTTGCATTTGTATATATATTAGCCACCTAAAAACCAAGAGAATCTCTCCTGCTCCTGTTTTGTTTCACTTAAATATGTGGAGTTTAACTGTTCCACAACAATAGATAAAGTTCTATTTATCTGTTTTTGGTTTGAGAAATCGTATTCTTCTTTTGGTTCTGGTATTCTCACATTAATCTTTGGCATTATCTTCTCCCGTCCGGTTGTAGATCTAATCTCAATGTCCCAAATCTCCATGATTCATTGACCGCATCATTCTCTATCTTGACACTAACAAATCTACCACGCGCTCTTGTATCTTTTTTATCTGTTGATGAATTTATTGTAAAGGGACTCAATGCTGTCTGTGTCTCTGATTGTTGCGGATATCTTTTGACATTAAGACTTACCTTTGCATTACCTTCCAATACTTTAAAATCAGGAATAAATCTTCTCATCGCAAGAAATATCTCACCCGCTATTTTAGGACCACTAGATCTGCCCTTGGCATCTTTGCTTCTTGATTCAAGATCTATGTCATAAGATTGTATGAAAGATTGTATAGTGGTTGTTGTACCATCGGGATTGACCTGATCGTTTCCTACCTCATGTTCGAATAATATACTTTGACCTAAACCAGATTCACCTATGATCTCTGGAAAAGTACCTGTCGCAGAACTATTGAATTTTGTTGCAAAAGGATTTTTATATATCGTTGCATCCATCCAACTCGTTCTTGCCTCTGTTCCCGTATACCAAACACCACCAGGTACACCTGCTGATTCGGCATAATTAAATACCACGTACTTATCATTAAATGTAGAACCCTCTGCTGGATAAGACCATGTGATCTCTGTAAATAGATTATTTAATCCTGCGGACACCTGTTGTCCTTTTGTTG